ATTTTTGACTATAATCATAATAATTCGAAAATAAATATAAATTTTATTCCTATAATATTTAAGTATATTAAAGATAATAATAATAAATATTTAGATTTTGAAGAAAATAAATTATCAGTAAAATTAGAAATAGATATTTACATGATAAAATACATACTAATATGTATACAATGTATTATTTATTTATTAAGTATAAATAATAATTTAATAAATATTAATAATAATTTAATAAAAAGAAATAATAAAAATACGAGAATTAATAAAAAATCACATTATTCAGAAAATACAAGTAATAAATACGCGGAATTATCAGTAACTGATACTAATAATATTTCTAAAATTTCAGTTACACAACAAGAATTTGATAATTTATATAATAATCAATTAAATAATAAAAATAGTATATTTAAAAAATATAGTATTGATTATTTAAATTCGAAAGAGAATAAAAAAATATGGTTAAAAAAAGATAATAACTCTAATTCTTCAGAAATAGAAGGATCAGAAATAATGTTTTAGATATTTTTTATATAAAATCATTTATATAAGAAAGATGAAAATATATTATACTTCTATTACTGGAAGGAGAAATTCTAATGAAGATAGACATAATATTATATTAAATATTAATCACCAGGATAAAAAATTAAATCCTATAAATTTATTAAGTATATTTGATGGTCATGGTGGTACATATGTTTCTGAATATTTAGAAAAATATTTACCCCTTTATTATTGTAATCCTAAAATAAAAATTCCTTTTTCAAAAGAATATCATGAAAAAGTATTTAAGCTATTACAACAAAAAATTATTATGAATAAGAATGGTTATACTTCTGGATCTACTTGTTTATTAAATATTATGTACAAGTATAAAAATCAATTATATATGAATATTGTTAATCTAGGAGATTGTCGTGCAGTTATTGTTTATAATAATCATTCATTTAAACAAGTAACAACAGATCATAAACCAGATGATCCTATTGAAAAAAAAAGATTAAAAAAAATGGGTGGTGAAATTTATAAAGATTCTGAAGGTACCTTTCGAATTGGGGATTTGTCTTTGAGCAGAGCTTTTGGTGACGAAGATAATGCCCCTTATATATCACAAGTACCAGATATTTATTATAAAAAAATAACACCAGAAACAAAATATATAGTAATGGCATGTGATGGATTATGGGATGTAATAGAAAATAGTGATTTATATAACTTATTAGAAGAAAGTAATAAAAAAAATAATAATTTAGCAGTGGATTTAGCAGAATATGCATTAGAGAAAGGATCTACTGATAATATATCTGTAATAGTCCTTCACTTTGAAGATATCTAATGCTATCTTGAAAGGTGAAGATTTATTCATCATCAGTAATAATTTCTTGTTCAATAATTTTAAGACGTTTTTCATTAGTGATAATATCTATTTTTTGAACAAGTGCTTCATCAACAGGTATCCATTTGTTTTTATAAGTATTAAACTTACATCTCATAATAACTGAATCTTTATTTAAAAAATAAGTTTTACATGTTAAAGACAATACATATGTTGGTATATATGCAACACCAATATTTCTTTTAATATAGGTTTTATTATTTTTAAAAATAGAATATAATTTATAAACATCTGGAATATTAGATTTAATCATTTCAAAATTTAAAATTATATCATCTATACATTCTGGGTCTTCTAATTCAAATTTATATATTCTTTTTTTATCAATATTCATATTATCATCATTTAAATTATCTTTTTCATTTTTTATATCAGTATCCATAATTAATCCAGATAATAAATTCTTTTTATATTCATCATCTTGTTTATCAAAAATATAAATTAACTTGTTGTTTGAATATTGTGGATAAAATGTAATACCTTTTATATTATATCTTTTAATATTATTATTTAATTCTAAAAACATATCTTTTAACTGATTTAATTCATATGGTCTCGAAATTAATATTTCTATATTATTATTAGATGAATTTTCTGAATCTAACATTCTACTCATCATTAATGATAAAAAATACATTTTTTGTTTATAATCAGTCGTAATCATACTTTTACCAGAAAACATAAAAACATCAGAAACCATAAATGTATTTTTATTATCTTTATTATTTTTTGAAGAAACAATATTATTATCATTATCAATAATAATACCATCCATGATAGTACCGTCATATAATTTTAAATCAACAGCTAATTTAATTTCACTAATTCTAACTGATGATTTTTTTAATGTTTGTCTATTATAACTAATACTTCTTCTATCAACTAGATAACTATAATAATTTCCATCTTTTTTTGTAAAAACTAAAAAAGAATTAATTCCACATGAATTACCAGAAATATAATATTTCTTACTTTTTAAATCATATGCATCGCTTATATTTTTAATTATTGTATATTTATGTTCTTTTACTTCTATTTTATTATAAATAAAATCTAATATATGACTTTTTATATTAGATAATATTGAATTATCATCATTATCACTATTTTTAATATCTTTAGAATACATTATCCTAATTGTAATATAATATATAATATAAACTATATATTATATCATTTTCATTTTTTATTATATTTTTTATTATATTTTTATTATATTTTTATTATACAGGTTTATAAATATCCGAATAAAAACTAGCTTTAGATGCATCTTCTAATATTCCTGTAATTTTATCTGGATTTGGCATTTCACTTTCTAATTTTTTACCAGATGTGGTACTTAATAAATTATCATATATATCTGCAATTGTTGTACCATAATCTTTTAATCCACATGTACCAATATTTGTTCTAATTTCTGCCATTTTATCAACTGATGTTTCACCTATACTATTTTGATAAACATTATTTTCAAAGTTTACGAAATTACTTACATTATTATTTGTTATTTTTTTTTTATTATATAATTCATTATCAATATTTTTAATTTCATCTGGTAATTGATTATACAAATGTTTTTTATAATTTTTTTTATCATTAATACATGTAGAACAAGATTTATTATTATTCATTACTAATGTATAACGATTGATTGAGTTAGCATCCATAGTTTGATTACAATCAGAATGATTAGTATTACTATTTTTATTGCAATTTATTTGATGTTTATAGATTGGATAATATTTATTTTTATAATCTTTAATAATATTAGAATTAATAATATTACAATTATTTGTATTATAATTATTATTTTCCATAGTTATATTATCGAATAATTCTAATGAGTTTGATATTCTATTTGGAGGAGGAACAGGTATTTCTTCTTTCATAAAATTGGTCATAAAATTATCTCTTTTGTTATTTTTTTTAGAATTAGAATTAAAAACAATCCAAATAATTATACATACAATAATTAATAATAATAAATTACTAATAGTTTCATTATTCATTTATATAATATAATATAATATTAGAAATAATATTATTTTTTTTCTATAGAAATAATATTATATAATGGACAAAAATATTAAATTTATAATAATATTATTGATTATACTATGTTTATTTAAAATATTTAATATAGGTTACAAAATTGATAATTTTATAGGTAGTGAAAATGTACCAATGAAAGCTAGTCAAATTTCAATTAAAAAAATAAATTCAAATAAATTATATTATGGATTACAATGTAAATATATTAAAGATGATTCATTTTATGATTCATTAAAGAAAAATAATTTTAAAATGACCGATAATATTAAAGAAGCATCTTTAATAGTACCATGTACATATGAAACTACTGAAACTGAAATTATTGATTTAGAAAAAAATGGTATAAAAGAAAATAAATTTGGTGATGGTGTAAGAATATTTATGTTAAATAATACAGATCATTTAGTATCAAAGATATTATTATGGAAATATTTAGTAAATAAATATGGAAAAGATCATTCATCGAGATTAATACCATACACATGGGATTTAACAAACAATGATGAATTTAATGAATTTAAAAGTCAATATGATAATTCAAAGATATATATAACAAAAAACAATCAACAAAGACAAGAAGGAATAGAAATTCACACGAGCATAGATAGTATAATAAATTCAAGGAGTAAATATTTATTAGTGCAAGAATTATTGCAAGATCCATATTTAGTGAATGGTAGAAAAATAAATTTGCGTGTATATGTATTATTAATAAGAGATAATTATGGAAATATTAAATTACAGGTATATAAAGATGGTTTTATGTATTATACCAAAGAATTATTTGAAAAAAATGATTCATCATTTGAAAGAAATATAACAACTGGTTATGTTGACAGACAAGTATATATTGATAATCCACTAACACATCATGATTTTAGAAAATATTTAGATGATCCAAATAGAAAAAAATCAATATTGGAAGAATATTATAATCAAGAATATAATAATAAATTATCAGATTATGTATTTTCACAAGTATATCAATTAATGGCACTAGTATTTCAAACATATGAGGATGTAATTGGAACTAATACACATGGCGTAAGTTTTCAATTGTATGGTGCTGATGTTGCAATTAATGATAAATTACAAGCGATGATAATGGAAGTTAATAAAGGACCTGATTTAACTGCTAAAGATGGACGTGATAAAGAACTTAAAATAAATATGACAACTGATATATTAAAATCAGTTGGATTAATAGAAAATGTAAATAACCAGTTTAATACTGTATTAGAACTAGTTAATTTAGATGATAAATTAATACCAATTGTATCACCTAATTTTTAATTTTTAATTTTTAATTTTATAAATTATATATTTTTTTAGATTTTATACTTTAATATTTTAAGGTATAATAACATATCTAACATTTTTATTATTTAAATTAGGAAAATTTTGTACTAAAAAAGTTGCAAAAATAGCTCCTGAATTTTTATAACCTCTATTATTTACATACCATTCCCTAGGACTATATTTACCCTTTAGTATTTTATTAAGTGCTGGTCTTATATCTAATTCACTAGTAAAGAATTCACCTGTTATATCTGGAATAATATTATGCCATCCACCAACTATATTATAATTTACTAATGCAGGTATATTATAACAAAATGCTTCACTAATTACTCTAGGAGATGCATCAGAAATATTAGGTACAAATATAAATTTTGCTTTTTTTAATTCATCTTGAAATTCCCAAAAGGATAAAAAAGGTAATACTTTAATTTTATCTTTACATTTTTCAGGTAATTGACAATTTACTCTACCAACTAATAATCCATGCAAATTATAATCACCACACATTATTTCAAGACACTTTTTGCCAACTTCCCAATTTCTATTATGTGATTGCCAACCAGGATCACATTTATCATTATCATCTAAACATATATAAATAAAATCATATTGTTTATTTTGTAAGATAATTGGATCATAAATGTAATGATCAGTATTTTTAAGATCAGCTTCAGAAGAAAATAATAATGGTACTTTAGAATTTTTCAATTGTTCGGAAGGATTTCTAAAACAATGAATCCAAGCATCTACCATTTTAAAATAATCATGATATCTTTCTTCATGAAATCTACTTTCAAAAGGGTTAATAATATGTTCAGGAAATTCTTGATAACTAGTAATTCCACAAATATATAGATCCAATTGTTTATATTTAAGATATTCTTCCTCGTGTTTAATTTCACGAAATGGTGCACTAATTAAGATAACATTTAATCTTTTACCATTTTCATCTAAAATATTTTTAAATGGAAATTCTACTTTAGGTACTAATTCATCATTATTTTGCTCAGATTCAAAATTTTCAATATTATTATTTATAAATATTAATGATAATAATATTATTATTAGTATAAAGTTTATTTTATTAATCATTTTATATAATATAATATAATATTATATAACAAATAATTATTCAAAATATTTATTATGCAATGCTTAAAATATATTTTTTATAATAAATATAATCTATAATTATTAATTGGTATAAATGCATAAATTGATATTACTATTAATATAGCTAAAATAATTGTTATAAAAATATCATAGACTTCGTTGTTCGGAACTCGGTAATATTTCATTTAAAAATGTATTTATATTATTATGTGTGAAATTATTTAATTTTAGAAATATAGCCAAACTTAATTTAATATCATTTATTAGTTTCTCATTTACTTCTGTTAATTGTATTAATTGTTGTTTTTCATCCATATTTATTATTTATAATAGTATTAGAGATAAAATAAATTTTATAAATATTTTTTAACATATTTATAACAAACATCATTGTTATCTATAAAAATATTTTTTTCATTTGGATATTTAATAATAATTTCTGGTTTTGGAGAATATATATATATTATACCTATACCAAACATTATAGATATTATTAATAATTCAAAATTAATATTCATTTATATTATAATAAATAATAGAGATATAATAATTTTTTATTATAAATAAGGAGGTTCAATATACATTCCTTCCACTAAATTATTATCATCGTTAAATTCTTTATTTATATTATAATAACTTTTACTTGGTTTATTATTTTGTAATAAATCAAATTTATTACTTATATCATTAATTAAATTATCTTTTAGTTTATCTCTTGAAATAATATTATTAAAATTTTCTAATTCTTTTTCTATTTTATTATTACCTAAATCTAATAGATTAGTATCTAAGTTTGAATTATTATTAGATATATTAGTTTGCTGTATTATATTATTTTTCATTGAATTAATTTCATAATTAACATTACTTAATTCATCGATGATACTAAGTAATTTATTTTTTTCAGAATTTAATTTTTGTTTATATTTTTTAAGATTATTTTTTTCATTGTTATATTTTTTTTTATATAAAATATTTTTTTTAAATTTTATATTATTATTTAAATAATCATTTTCGATATCTTTAGTATAATATCTAATAACTAAAAAAATAATTATAATAAATATTACAAATAATAATAACATATTATTTTCCAAGTAATCTTTGTAAAATGTTGAAATACTTGATTTATTAGCTATTTTATATGTTTTTGGTTGTTCAGGAATATTTATTATATTATTAAAATAATTATCAATATCTTTATTAATTAATATTGATTTATCTGGTTTTACACTTGAATATATATTATTTTTAAAATTAAATTTTTCTAAATTATTATAAGAAGAATATATTTTAGAATTAATTATTGAATTATAATTCATTATTACTTAAATAAATTAACTATACAAAATAAAAATAGAAAATATATTATAAGGTTATAATTATATTATATTATATTAACTAATTATAAATAATTATATTATGTTTAGTTCAAATAAATTAAGTGATCAATTTATAATAACACAACATAAATTAGGAAATGGAGCATTTGGTAGTGTTTATGTTGCAAAAATAAATAATGATAAGATAGCTGTAAAATGTGAATCAAAAAAATCTAATAATTTAACATTAATTAAAGAATTTAAAATTTGCAGAAAAATTTATATGATTAAAAAATATATTTCTAATTTAGAAAAAAATGATAAAAATGAAAATATTGAAAATATTGAAGATAGTCATGTTGTTAAAATTTATAATTATATTACATCAAATAATTTATTAACTATTCCTGATGAATTATATATGAATTATATAAATGATGTAAGATGTATACCTGAAACATTTTCATATATAGAATGTAATGATTTTAATTTTTTAACTATGGAATTATGTGGAAGTAATTTTGAAGTAATTACTGAAAAATATAATATGTCTGAAAGATCTAAATATTTTATTGCTCATAGATTATTACATACATTATCATGTATTCATAGATGTGGTATCATACATAGAGATATTAAATTATCTAATATTGTTCTTAATTCTAAAATTAATTCTGATAATATTAATGTTTTATATCCTATGATTATTGATTTAGGTCTTTCTAAAGAATATTACAAATTTGAAGGCAATCGTGTTATACAAATACCACCAACTAATACAAAAAGTATAACAGGTACTTTAAGATATATTAGTTTAAATGTACATGAATTTAAAAGTCCAACAATTATCGATGATATCATAAGTTTAACATATGCATTAATAGTAATTTTTACATCTAAAAATTTGCCATGGATTGGTCATAAAAAAGATGTTGATAAATTTGATACATCTAAACACACATTTACTAATTGTAAATGTGGATATCATAAAAATAAATTAAATAATGATACTAAAAATAATAATACAATTGCAGAAGTTAAATTTCATACTTCTTTGGAAGAATTAACTGAAAATAAGTATAGATTTATTATTAAATGGCTTAAATATCTTTATTCACTAAAACATAAACAATTACCTAGTTTTAATTATTTATTTAAAATTCTTTTAGAAGAATCTAAACAATTTAATAAATTATATTTGGAATTATATAAAAAATAATTT